CCTCCCTCTGATTGAGGTAGTTCAGGAGCATAATCTGGAATGGGAATGTGCAATAGGTGCCAACCCGCGTTCTCGTGATTGGACCGATTTCCGGTACCACATTATTGGAGTTGCCAATGACGCGGATTGTTGTATTGATGGTGATTTCAGTGCGTATGACAAGCGGATGTCCCCGCAGTTATTGCATTGCGCATTTGACATTCTCATTGAATATGCGATGGGATGCGGGTACAAAGACAAGGATAAAATTGTCATGCAGGGTCTGGCACACGACATCATCTATGCGAATGTCATAGTGCAGAATGATATCATGATTTTTCCTGCGATGCATGTGAGTGGTGAACCTGCGACTGCTGTCATCAACTCTATTGTCAATAGCTTGCTTATGAGGAGTGTTTACTTTTCGCAGGATCTTCCTGAACCTTTCCGTTCCCACGTAGGCTTGCTCACGTATGGTGATGACAATGTCATGGGGGTCAATGAAGCGGTGAGAGACAAGTTTAACTTTCAGTCTCTTCACCAAATTCTAGGCTCCTACGGTATTGAATATACACCAGCTGACAAAAGTGATGCTTTGACGGCGAACTTTCGGTCTATTGATCAGATTAGCTTCCTTAAGCGCACCTGGGTGCACTATGATGGTGGTATTATACCACCGTGCTACCTAGCGCCCTTAGACAAGAAATCGATCATTGGACCCATGATTACTTGGTTGAGATCATCTTCTATTACGAAAGACGCACAACTGTGTGCGACCTTCTATAGTTGCTTAACCGAAATGGTCGCGTACGGGGAGGACGATTACTATGAATTTTATAACACAGTACTCGATCTTCTCCCGAGCGACACCAAGCGTATGTTCTTCGGAACGTACATTTACACCTCTACCTATGAGAATATGTTCGAACGCGTTTACACATTCCCAGAACGTAGGGGTATTTTTGAAAATGGCGGCTGCCCGGCGAGTTGTGAGTATGTTACAGAGCAAAGTTCCGCGCCCCGTCCTAACTATTCAAAGATGGCTTCAAATTCAATTAAAACAAACGATGATGATTTGGCGGGACACAAGGTGTCCATGAGCAATACGCTCGAACAAGACATGAGCGTTGGGGAATCGCAACA